ACTACTCAGGCTGATGTTCAGAATGGACGCGTAAACATTGAGGTTGGCGTTGCTCTCGAATACCCAGCAGAGTTTATTGTGATCAAGCTTGGTCAGATAACCGGAACAGCTACGGCTTAAGGAGATAAATAAACATGCCCGTAAATAACACCCTTAGTACCCTCCTAACGGATCCGGTACGTAACTTTAAGTTTGTGGTGGAATTTTTGCCACAGACTAACGATTCTAAGTGGGGAACCTCATTTGGAAAGATGGGTTTTGTCTCTCTTTCCGGATTGAGCGTAACCACTGAGTCTATTGCATACCGTGAAGGCGGATACAATACTAACTTCCATCAGATTCCTGGGCAAAGCGCATTTACCCCAATCTCTCTTTCTAAGGGAGTCATGTTGGGTAATGATGCACACGCTCGTTGGATGCGTCGCTTGTTCTCTGTTTTAACTCCAAATGCTACAAGTGGAGTTGGCGCAGATTTCCGTTGCGACCTTGATATTGCAGTCCTTAGCCATCCAAACCCAGCAGCATTTGCTGGATCAGGATCTACAACTGCAGCTGATACAGCATACGATCAACATGCTTCAATGCGTTTCCGTGTAAACAATGCATGGATTACCGCCTTGTCTTATAGCGATCTAAATGCCGGTGGAAGCACCCTCATGGTTGAAGAAATGACTCTAGTACATGAAGGCTTTGACGTAACATTTGGAAAGAATTACACAGTCGGTGGATCAGCACAGCAACTATCAGATACGACTACATCAATAATCTAATTACGAAAAAGGTAAACTAAATGTCTACAGAAACTATCAGAGCAACAGATAACCCTGCTCTTGCAAATAAACTTGCAGCAGAAGCCACTTCAAATGTGGAGGTAGCGGTACCAGCCCCTAAAGTTGTAATACCGCTACCCCCAGATACCACAGTAACCCTTCCTGCTGGTCTTTTAGATCCTTTTGAGGGTCTTATTACAACGGCAGAAATTCGAGAATTAAATGGAGCAGATGAAGAAGCTATCTCAAAGCTAAATGATCAGGGCAAAGTTCTTCTTTCTATTCTAGAAAGAGCTACTGTAAAAATTGGAGATAAAGAAGCTACAAAAGAAGACCTAGATTCTTTATTAGCTGGAGATCGAGAAGCTCTTCTATTAGCTATTAGAATTGCAACTTTTGGTAAAGATATAACTCTAGCTCCTCAGTGTCCACACTGTGGAGAAATGCAAAAATTTGAAGTTGATCTTGAAAAAGATGTAGAAATGAAGATGCTGGCTGATGAAGACAGAAGCTTCACAATAGACTGTAAAATTGGTAAAGTAGTAGCAAGCTTGCCAACAGGAAGTACCCAAAAAGCTTTAATTAATGCTACAAATAAAAATGCAGCCGAACTCGACACCATTCTTCTCAAGGGCTGCATAGAGTCAATTAACGGCACGCCTGTAATGAATTTACAGCAGATAAGAGATCTAGGCCTTAAAGATCGCCGTGAATTGGTTAAGGCTATAACAGACCGCAACCCAGGCCCACAACTCAGCGATATAAAGAAAAACTGCGAATCCTGTGATAAGGAGGTGGCGCTTCCGCTCACACTAGCGGATTTGTTTCGAGAATGAGACAAGCTACGAATTAGTCGTAGAAGCGTACAACTACTTAACAGGGTTCTATCCAGGTTGGTCTTTAACTGAAATAAGATCGCTTTCTTTTAGAGAAAGATTAATCTGGTTAGAAAAAGCACTAACTAGACCTAAGGCGGTGAGATAACGTATGGCTAAAAATACTCCACCAGGAGGCCAAAACCTTTTTGGAGCGTCTGATAAGGACAGCTTTAGCTCTATGCCTGGAGTCGTAGACAAATTCACCGCAAAAATGAATACGGGTCTAGGTAAGACTCTAAGCCTCACCGAAAAGCTTGTAAAGAACGCGGAACGCTACCGCGACATAATGCTTCAAGCTACAACTGGTGGCAAGGGTATTGGCGGCCAAACTATTGGCCTAGGAACATCATTCCATGACTATAGTCGTGGAACAAAGATGGCTGTTGGGTATGGAGCAGCTGCAGCAGCTGGAGCAGGCATAGCTTATGCAATGGCTCCAAACACAATGTCTGCAGTTACGCAGAGAATTTATGCTGACTCTGTTGCAGGTCTTAGCGGAATGGGCTCAGAGCAGTTAATTGGCCTATCAAATGCTCGCGTTGGTATGGGAGCTACGAGTGCTTATGGACCAACTTCAGCGGCGGCAACACTAGCCTATAAAGGCGGATACCTAGCTAATACGGTTTCAGCTCAAAATATTATGGGTCAAATTGGCGGAATGTCTGCATTGACCGGAACATCAAACGAGCAAACTGCTGCTGCCTTTGCCGGCATAAATGCTATGGGATTCTTAAAAGGCGGTATCCGTGCTCGTGATCGTCAAGGAAACTTAGTAAGTCCAGATAGCTTAATTAATCAAACTTATAGATTTTTATATGGTGGTCGAAAGATAACCGCTGAACAAGCAATGATGGTTATGAACCCTGGATCTAAGGGTTACGCCTCTCTTATGCAGCTAACCGGTGGAAACCAAGAATTAATGCAACAACTTCAAATGGGAATTATTGCTAGAGCAAGAGCTGGTGGCAGAGAACTTACTGCAGCAGATTTAAATAATTCAGACAAAGCATTTGATCTTTTAGGTGTGGGCAAAGAAAGTCCCCTAAGATCAATATCTAGATTTAATACGTCCGAAGCTAGAAAACTTCAGTCAACAGAGCGAGGGCTTGTTGGAGGATATAACGTAGCTTTAAGAACAAGCGCATCTGTAAATGATGCCTTTAGCACTATGGCAGATATATTAGGCCCAGTAAATGACGGGTTGATGACCCTTAAAGGTATATTACAAACATTGCCGGGTGCTGGAAATACCGGAGCAACAATATCCGGATTAGGAAGCATGGGCGTTTCCATGGGAGCCAATCTTCTTCAGCTATCTATGATGGCAACGATGCTTGGAGCCAAGGGCGCAGGAATTCCAGGTATAGGTTTTCTAGGTGGTACTGGCGGTACTGGCGCTGCTGCTATGGGCTCAACTCTCTTAAAAAGCGGTGGATTAGCAATAGGAGCAATGGCAGCGGGCGGTGCTGCAGACTATTTAAATAAGCACGTAGGTGGAAGCTCTGCTCTACACAATCGAGGAATGGCTGCTGCAAAGATTGGTCAGTATGCTCTAACAGGCGCTGCTCTTGGAAATATGATTCCAATACCTGGAATAGGTGCTGGTATTGGTGCCACACTTGGAACTATTTATGGTGGAATAAAATATGGTGGTCAATTAATAACTGGACGAGGCCCAGAATCAGGCGCAATTGGTGGGGATTCGCCAATGAGTTCTGCTGAAAGTGGTTCTTCTGGAACTCCTGATGGAAAAATATTTGCACCGCCTACAAACGCACCAGTCACTTCTCCATATGGTCCTAGACCAGAAGCAGCAAAAAGAAATCCAGGAATTAGCGCATACCACAAAGGTATTGACTATGGACTACCTGTGGGTAGTCCCGTATATGCTGCTGCAGACGGTGTAGTTGAATACGTAGGTAGAAGTAGTAGCTATGGAGACTACATAATTATAAAGCACGCTATAAAATCAACTTTGTACGCTCACTTAAGTAAGTTTTTAGTTAGTAAGGGACAAAAAGTTGTTCGTGGACAACAAATTGCTTTATCAGGTGGAGAAAGAGGAGCGCCTGGAGCTGGAAACTCTAGGGGACCTCACCTTCACTTTGAAATAAGAGATCACGGTGGTCCTGCAGCTGGTGGAAGAGAAAATCCTGTAGGATTTTTTGGTAAGGGCTTTGCAGCTCTTAAAAACTTTGGTTCAAAAATTATTTCTGGCCTTAAGATGGCTGCTAAAAAAGTAGGCGGATACCTAGGCCTAATGTCTGATGAACCAGAAAAAGACGAATCAAACCTTGCTGATTATGACGCCCCAATAGGAGCGTCTTTTGCCAACCCAAACATTAAACGACTACTAAGAATGTTTGGAGGCGGACCAGTAAACTATCAAAAACTTATCAGCGGAATAAATGTTAATGAAAAGAAATACCTAAACTATTTAAATAATACTGACACTCCTGGACGAGGAGGGGAAGTCGGTATTGTAGGGGGAAGTAGAGAGGGCTTAATGAAGGCTCTTTATACTGCAGGTTTTAGAGGAGACGCATTAAAGACTGCTTTTGCAGTAAGTCTTTCAGAAGCAGGCGGAAGAAATACTGTCGGGGATGAGGACCGAGTAAATGCAAAGTATGGTCCAAGCTATGGGCCACTTCAAGTACGGTCATTAAAAAATTGGAAAAAGTATGATGATCCTTATAGAGACCCAGCTAGATTAAAAGATCCACAATACGCACTTAAAGCTGCCTACATAAAGAGCAAGCAAGGTAAAGATTTTGGTCCTTGGACTGATTACAATAATGGTTATTTCTTGCGTTACATGGATGACGCAAATAGAACCTACACCGCTACTTTTGCCAGCAATGCAGTTGGTGGCGATAATGACGGAGGATTAGCTACAGAAGCTGACTCCCCTATGGGTAGCAGATCTTCTTCTGCCACCTTTACTAATAGCTCAAAAGTTGATATTACTGTTAACATGAATGTAAATATTGCTAGATCGTCTACTCAAGAAGCGGAACACATGGCTAATCAAATTCTTAAAAGAATTGAACAAAAGCTTAAGCAACAAGAAATAGGAGTTTACTAATGGCTAGTTATGTAAACGACCCCTTACGTCCAGATTATCCTGTAAGTCAAGTTTGGTATACCCTAAGCGCTATAGAAGAAGTTCAAGAAGTTGAAAGCACTGTTCCGGTTGGAGAAGTGCCAATAAACTCGTCAAGTAAACGAGTACATTGGGAAAACAGAGTTTACTATGTAGTAAAAGTATATAGAAGAGTTGGAAACAGCACAGAAAGGCTGGACATTCCAAATAAATGGAGTGTAGAGGGCTTAACGCCAGAAACTGTATCAGAGTTATCTGGGTCAATCACTTATGGAGATTTTTTAAGTGGTCGCAACGGAGACTATCAAATGCTGTTCGATACTAATAATGAAGTAAAAGTAGGTTTTAGAGCTCAAACAGCAAATGTTATGTTAAAGCCATTTTTTAAAGTTACATTAGAAAAAAATGCGTTTGGTCCTAACCTTCCTCCACAGGATTCAGAAATTTTTCCTCAAAATGAGGCTAGCGTACCAGTAATCTACTTTACCGAAGGTAGCACGCAGCCTGCAATACCTCAGCAAGTAAAAGACGATACTAATTATGGCAGTACTTTGCCCTATACTCACTTAGATACTTGCGTAAAACCTTCTCAATGGGTAGCTTTAGTTCAAAAAGAAAAAAATAATAAGGTTTCTGTTTTTATAAATAGATATAGATTAGATGGAGTCTTAGTAAATTCAAAATTTATAGGAACTAAAGGTGACGGGACAAAAAAAGACTACTATAAAATTGCTCTTGCTGAAATAGTTAAATTAAAGTCTACTAATTGCGACTCATACGGCGGTCAATCTGATCCAGGAGGAGGTTCTTCTGAGGAAGCTGCCCCAGCAATTTCAGGAATTACTTTTAATCCACCTAATCACCCAAATACAAGAAGTCTTGGGGCGGGAGAAAGAGTTTTAGACAAACTACTTAGTTCTGGAGCAGTAGTAGTTGATCCTCTTGCCATTAAAAAGGGATTAAACGCCAGATTAGGAAAGATATACCAGTCTGATTCTGGAGCTAAAGCATTAAATACTCCAAATAAACAAGGAAAATTAAATTTTTGGGGTTTTAGATTCCACTATAATCCACAAAGCCTTCAATATGGAACCAGTACAAATACATCTATTGACTGGTTAATGTATAGCTCAGATCCAGCAAACTTACTTGGCGGAAATACCACCGTAGAAGTAGAGTTGATACTAAACAGGATCCTAGACATGACAGCTCTAAAAGCCGGTAAACCCGTAAACTATGGTGGCGTACAGTTGAGTACAGAAGATGTAAAAGGTATTTTAGCTAGAGGTACGGAGTATGACTTAGACTTTTTATATAGAGTTTTAGTTGGAGATCCCGAAGAAAAAAACAACCTACTAACCTATCCTGGAAAAACAGCAGACATTGGGTTTATAACTGGTACGCCTTGTTGGTTCCACTTTCATGACAACATGAAATACTTTGGATCTATGGCACAAATAAACGTTACCCATAAAATTTTTAATAGCAATATGGTTCCTATGCTTTCTACTGTAAAGCTATCATTTATTAGATACCCATCTTATGAGGGATTGCCTGAAGAAGTTAAAAAAGCTCTTGAAGAGAGAGCAAAAACAGTAGTAAATACTGCAAAGGAGCCTAAAACAAAATGAGTATAGAACGAGTCTCTAGATATTATGATGGTCCTTTAAGTCAGATAAAAGCAAAAAACGGGTCGACCTATACTATAAGTGTTTTAAGAAAGTTTTCAACGGAAAAGGAAGTTACTTTTAAAGAACATACCTGGGTTGATGGAGAAAGCCTAGGCGCCCTTGCCCATACCTTTATTGGAGATTCTAAGTACTGGTGGGACATAATGGAAATTAACCCCACTATTGTGGACCCATTTTCTATAGAACCTGGAACCATAATTAGAGTTCCTGCTAAGGAACATATAGTATGATCCCAAATAGTCCAAAAATAATTCCGTACATTTATGGGTCTGACGCCTATTTTTCTACCTTTAAAGTAGAGTTTCCCAACACCCCTAAATTAGAGTTAATTTTAGTTGGAGCTGAGCTATATCAATCAATAGAGCAACACGATAGGTTAGTTCTTCATTTCAAAGGCAAACCCTTTTTAAAAGAAACCGTAATAAAGTCTGATGATCCAGTTAAATTTACATACACTACCGGAAAAGTTGAAGAAGTCTTTACCGGATACGTATATGATTTAGATCCAGAAGATGACGCTGACTCAAACAATACTCATGTAATTTGTATTGGAGCAAGCTACGTATTAAAAAACACAGATCAAAAAATATATAAAACAGTAACTGCTGATCAAGTAGTTCAAAAAATAGCCACTAAATACGGCATGAAAGCAGTAACCCAAAGACATCCTAGGGTACGCTCCACAATAGTTCAAGCTGGCCAGTCTGATTGGCAGCTAGCAAGAAGTTTAGCTAAACAAACAGGGTTTGCCCTTAAAGCAGAAAATACTACTATATTTTTTGTATCTAAAAATAAATTATTTACAAAAAGTAAACCCGGAGCCCCTTATTTTGTATATGTAGACACTGAAGTAGGCGGTGTTACAACCAAGCCAGAAAGAGCTTTAGGAACAGTTATCAGCTTTACTGCTCAAATCTCAGACTCATCTCCAGACGTTGGAGGTAAAGTAGATCGAGTTATAACTGGATATAATGAAAGAACTGGGGCGGTTATAGAAACTAAGCATAAGCTTAAAGACTTTAATTTTGAGGACAAGGGTGTTGTAGTACCTAATGAGGAGTATTTTGATGAGCTCTAGATACTCCAGTAATAAAAATGTTGCTCTATTTCAAAAGCATCAAACTTATGAGGTTGCTTCAAGTCTAACAGACTCTAAGTTTGTTGCTAATGACTTAGCGGATACACACAGATATCAATACAGGGCTACAGCTGTTTTAGTTGGAAATGCGTTAGTTAAACCATATGAAGCTATATATTTAGATGGCCTTCCTAATGGAATGTCAGGCTACTGGACAGTCCTTTCTGTAACCCATATTTTTGGTGGTGTACCATCCCCATACATGATGGAATTAGTGCTAGGCACAGATACTCTTGGGGAAACATACAATGGAGCATCTAGCGCTATAAAACAACGAGACATATCTGGGGAACTTTCTGGTCAAGCTATACGTGCTTCAGAAAGCAGTTTAAAAGAATATTCCTTTTCTCCAAACGTTAATTGGCTGGCTCCTAATATGGGTATTACAGATAAAACAGAAGCTACTAACAAAAGAGCAACTGCTATTCCAGAGAATATAACTCCAGAAGATCCCTACTCTATTACTCCGCCAAATTTTTCAAACGTACGTAGAACATCCGTTTGGGAGGCTAAGTAATGGCCACTAGTGATGTTGTAAAAGATTATCAATTTAACCAGGACCCTGTTGGAAGACTTAGGTTTTATGGAATATATGAAGCTCAAGTAGTGGATGTAAACGACCCATTAAAAAAGGATCGAATAAAGGTAAAGGTATTCCAAGCAACTGGGCAAGAAATAACCGGGTGGGCTAGAGCCTGCCGCCCGATAACAGAGTCCTCTTATCATCCTGATCATGCCCCCCACACCGCGGCGCAGATAGCTGCGATGCTTACTACTACCCCGGTATCTGTAACAGACTCCAGAGGGGATACGGAAACTGTACCGGCATTAACTATTGTTCCCAAATCTCCTGGAAATCAACAACTAAATCATCAACATGTAGTTACAAAAACCAAGACTAAAACCCAAGGTAAGAGTATATTTGTATCTAGTGCTCCTACGTCTACAACAGACTCCAAAGAGAACAGCCTTTATACTACTGCCAGTGGTTTAAGTGCTCCAGGAACTACAACCACAGATGTTTCTATAAAGGTGCCTGAACACACCTTTCATAGAGCGATACCGGTTGTTAATCAAATGGTTTGGGTTATGTTTATTGCGGGAGACCCAGGTAACCCAGTTTGGATAGGAGTGCAATGAGTACAGCTATCCAATACCCATTTACTATAGACGCCCTAGGTTCGGTAAAAAGCACAGAATCTGTTGAAAAAATTTATTTAGATAGGTTATTGACCCTTTTATCCACTAGCCCAGGTCAACGTCCTATGCTCCCTGACTACGGAACCAATGTACTTAGATATTTATATGAAAATGACAATGATCTGCAAGAAGGGGTAAAAGAGGCAATACAAGTTGCGGTAGGCACTTGGTTACCAGAAATTAGGGTATCTCAAGTATTAATCTCTCCTACAGATAGCTCCGGAACGGCAAACGTAGATATACAAGTAACCCTTCCAACAAGCACTTCAACTACCTTAACAGTAAGCACTGGCATATTTAACATAGATGGCACTATTTCGAGGGCGGAGTAAACATGGCAAACGAAATTCAAATTGACTATACCTCTAGAGACTTTGCTGCTTTGAAAGCAGACCTTATAGGGTTAATAGAATCTAGAACCAATATTGCTTGGGATACTACAGACCCTTCTGATTTAGGAGTCATACTAGTAGAAACCTTTGCTTATATGGGTGACGTTATGTCTTACTACATAGATAGAGCTATAAATGAGACAACAGTTGAAAGCGCAATACAAAGAGAAACTCTTTTAAATTTTGCATCTCTGTACGGATATAAACCTTCTGGTCCAACCCCAGCTAGCGTATCTTTGACTTTTGAAAACGTGTCGGATTCCCCTATAGCAATACCTATTGGGACTCAGGTTATGGCCCCGTTATCTTATGGACCATACACAGAGGCTTATTTTGAAACTACACAGGCAGCTGTACAGCTTGCTTCAGGTCAAACGATATCTCTTACGGCAAGAGAAGGAAAGACTGTAAATACTGATAGACCAGACCTTATTGATCCGGGCAAAAATAAACCCCTTCCTTCAAGCTTAGGTACTTCAGATGGAACTGCAAACCAAGAATTTCTTATAACGGATGTTGGGATTGTAGATGACTCACTAATTGTGTATGTGGGACAAAATGAAGCTTTTGCAGCATGGAGTTATGTAGATTCTCTAGTAAACCAGGGGCCATCAAGCCTTGTATTTACTACAAGTCAAAATGAAGATGGCAGCTTAACTGTTATTTTTGGAGATGGAATTAATGGTTCTATTCCTGCAGCAGGTCAATTAATTAGTGCACTGTACAAAACAAGTATTGGTGAAGCCGGAAACGTAGTGTCAAACGCAATCACAGAAGTTTCATTTATTCCTGGAAATATAGACCCAGAAGCCCTCTCCTATCTAACTGTTACTAACGGGGCAGCTGCTTATGGAGGAGCTAATGCAGACGACGCTGCTCAATTAAAAAATAAAATAAAAGCTGCTATTATTTCTAGAAAAAGAGCAGTAACTCTAGAAGACTATGCCTACTTAGCCTTACAAGTAGCTCAAACAGGTAAAGCAAAAGCTGTTGGTGGAACATATAGTTCTATAACTATATATCTACAGCCACAAAATGATGGCAGCTCTACTCCAGGCCTTATATCTGGAAACCCTACTACTGCTTGGACAACCTTGTCTGGAAAGGTGTCCTCTTACCTAAGCGATAAAATTCCAGTGGGATCCACAGTAACTATTCAACCCCCAACTTATGTGCCCCTATACGTATCTATGTCCGTGACTGTAAATAGTTCTTATAGAAATAACTCTGTAAAGTTAGCTATAAATAAAAAGCTTTTAAATGATGGAGAACTATTCTCATATGAACAGAATACTTTTGGAAGAAGCATAGCGTTTTCTAAAGTAATAGCCACAGTGGCCAGTATTGAGGGTGTAGAAGCAGTTACAATAACTAAATTAAATACTGATAACGGAGCTTCTGCGGCAACAATAAATCTTTCTGCTAGTCAGATACCGTACTTGCTTCCAGAAAATTTAATAATAACTGCTACAGGCGGACTATCCTAAAGAAAGGTAACAACCATGCCAGCATCATATCCATCCAGTGTTAGAACTTTTACAAACAAGGTAGACCTTGTAGACACGGTATTGGCGGATCACGTCAATGCACTCCAAGATGAGGTACGAGCTCTTGAAATAGTTCTTGGTGCCACAGCTCTTGGAGGCAACCCATTAACGTCTACCTATACAGGAACGTTTGCTACCACATCTACTTGGACAAGCCTAGATGAAAGAATAAATAATATAGAGGTTGGTCTAGTAAACGGAGTTGGAGCGTCCTCTCCTTACGTATCAAAAACTGGCGGATCAATCCAGCCTACAGCAGGAACAGTTGGTTTAACCTTAAAAACTTTATCTGGAACTTCAAATTTATTAGATACCCGGGCTTCAGACAATACTCTTGGATTTAACGTTAATAGCTCCGGTGTTCCTAAAGTGGGAACAGCAAACGTTCTTTATGTGGGAAGCGCTGAGTACACCGCGTTAAATAATACAGCAACTTCTGCACAAGCAACCGCAGAAGCTATTAGGTTTGATCCATTCTTACTTGCAGGGATGTAAATGGCAAAGTATTCGTTTACCTCATACGGTGTCTCTAAATACGGTGAAATTGAAAATAACCGTATTTACAATAACGTAAATTTACGGGCATGGTCATATGACTATCAAACCATATCTTTAACCTGGGGCTCTGTAACAAGCGACCCAGCAGATTATGTCATTGCCAACATATCATCAATTAGTAGAACAGATAATGTGGTCACAGCTACAACTGCTTCCGCACATAGTTTTATTGTAAACACCCCAGTAACAATATCAGGTACTGTTGAAGGATTAAACGGTAGCTACACAATAACCTCTTTGCCTAGCGCCAATACATTTACGTATACTAAGGCGGGAGCAGACGTTCCCCCTACTTCACTAGATCCTATAGGTACCGCAACGGTAGGTCGACCTACACATTGGAAATTAATCAAAAGCTATACGGGAGCTCCTAATAATCCAGAAGATGGAATACTTGTAGATGGAGACGTAATTACTGGATACAGACTAGCTAAAATTGATTTTGAAGATTTAAATAAAAATGCTGAAGTTACATATTCTTTTTGGATATTTAACGGCTTAAAGTGGATAAATTGTGGAAATGCTAGAGCCGTATACGTAAACACTACAGACAGCATCAATAAAGTAACTAAATATATACCTAGAGCTTGGCTAAACTACCTAGGAGATGCTACGGGAGAAGCAGAGTCAGATAACACTCTGTATAGCTTCCTGTCCGCATTTACTTTTGAGTACGACAAATTCAGAGCTGAATTAGATCTCTTGTTGAAAGGATCTGATTATAAATACACCCCAGCCGTAGCTTTAAAGCAAAAAATTCAAGACCTTGGATTTAATTATGAGCCTGCTTTAGGAGACCAGTATCACCGATCTCTCTACGGTAGCGGTAACCTAATAAATGCCACAAAAGGGACAAGCTACGCTGTTGGCGCATATGTTACTTCTTTAACTCACTGGGGAAATAAAGTTAAATCTGGCCATAACCTGTTGTTAGATTATAACGACTCTTCTTTTGAGGAATCATTAGGTCGATGGACAGCTAGTGCTGGAAACTTTAATCAAAGGACTTTTTCTGGTTCTTTGGCTAGCGTAGGAGTGACAGTAACCGCCCCTTCTCCAGGATTATATGATCTTTTATTCCCACCTAGAACAAATGCTTTTGCTCATATTCATGGGCATAACGCTGCTGTAACTCTGTCTTTACCTGGAGGATCTAATGCGGTAACTTACGGAATACCCGTAAACCCTAATACAAGGTATTTATTTACTGGCTGGTTTAGGATGAAAGCTGCGGACAAAGTAGGCACTGTTCAGGCAAGAATTACTTGGTACACCGCTTCTGGAACAGTAATTTCCTCAGAGACTTATAACTCCGCAGTTGCGGGCACTACTTCATGGCAAGAATTTAATTCAGGATCTAATGCCGGACG